GGGACCGAGAAGAACCACTGGTGCCTTGTGAGCCGGCACTACCAGTTTGCTAAACGTGAAACCCAAGGGCCGCAAGGACTTACCAATGCATCGTCGGGCAGTTGATCCTAATCGACGCACGAAATCGTCCCCGGGTCTGAATCTCCTTGAGATTGCCACAGAACTAGGTGTCTCGAAGGAGACAGTGCGGAGGCGGCTGACCGCTGGCGGGATCAATGTGACGACGGCAACGCTACGGTGGCGGGACGTCGTGAGCGCATTATGCGGCGGCGATTGGCGAGCAGAGCGCACGCGGTTGACACGCGCGCAGGCCGACCGCGAAGAACATGATCTGATGGTGGAGCGGCGCGATGTTGTGAGCACTGAGGAGATCAAGGTGTGGATCCGCGAAACGTTCGCGCCGGTGCGAGAGCAAGTCATTGCAATGCCGGCGAAGCTGGCAGCTATGGTGAACCCGGCCGACCCGGCGCATGCGAGGGGACTCCTGGATGAGTGGGGGGAGAATTTCCTGCGGCACGTTCGGGAGCGGGGAGGTGATAAAGTGGATGCCAAGGTCACGGTCAAGGCTGAGTCCACGGCCCCGGCCAAGTCCCCGGCCAAGTCCCCCGCCAAGTCCCCGGCCAAGTCCCCGGCCAAGTCCCCGGCCAAGGTCAAGGCCACGTCCACGGCCGAGGAATGACGCCACTCGTCCGCAATCTGATCGGCAGCTTGCTGAAGTCGAACCTCGTTGGGAAATCCACGATGAGTCCATCTGAGTGGTGCAGGGAGAACCTCAACTTTGATGAACCGAATAACCACGGACCGTTTCGTATAGCCGGTGCGGAGTACATTCGCGACGTGTTGGATGATTTCTCGTTGCCGGACGTTTCTGACATTGCACTGGTATGGGGGTCGCAGACGCGGAAAACGGGGACGCTCATGGGGGGGTTGGCTTGGAGCGTGGTGAACGATCCGTGTGGTGTGCTGTGGGTCATGCCGAATGAGACGCTGTGTCGTAGGTTCTCGAGACAGCGTTGGCAAAAGTTATTGCGTGCGTCGTCTATCACGTTGGGGATGATCCCGAAGGGAGCGGAGCGGCATACGTTCTCTTCGTTGGAGCAGATCATTGGCGGAAGTATCATCAACTTCGTTGGCTCGAACTCCGCGGCGAACCTGGCGAGTTTTCCGTGTCGGCGGGTCATCATGGATGAGGTCGACAAGTTCAACGAGGGGGGTGCGAAAGAGACGGACGCGGCGAATCTTGCGGAGCAGCGCACGAAGGATCAGACGAACCCGCAGAGGTGGCGGACATCCACTCCGACGCTGTCGGACGGGCTCATCTGGCAGAGCTACCTAAAAGGGAATCAATGTCGGTATGTGATCCCATGTCCGCATTGCACGGGTGATGTGGTGTTGGCCTGGGAGAAGGGGATGACGGTCCTTGCCCTGACAGGCAACGAGGCATTCGTGGAGTGGGATGGATCGGCGAAGCTGGCGGATGGGAAGTGGGATTACGGGATCGTGAAGCGAACGGCGCACGCGGTGTGTCCGCACTGCAAGGGTCGGATTGGGAATGAACACAAGACGGCGATGATTCGTGCTGGTCGGTGGGTGGCGACGAATCCAAGCGCGTCGTCGAGCTACGTTTCGCGCCAGCTATCGAGCCTATACTCGACATCGACGGAGACCACATTTGGTGTTCTGGCGGTGAAATTCCTTGAACAAAAAAACAGCCTTCAGGGGTTGCAGGGGTTCATCAACGGGGATCTCGCCGAACCATGGGAGTCCCAGGATACGCTGGGCGATCGCGTCGAATTGGTGAGTGCTCGGATGGAACTGCAGGCAACGGGGACTCCGGTGATGACAATCGATTGCCAGGCGACGTCACCATTTTTTTGGTGGGTCATCCGGGTGTGGGTGCCTGGATCTAGCCAGGCGATTGCGGCGGGGTCGGCGGAGACGTGGGAAGAGCTTGAGGACATCCAGCAGAAGCATGGGGTGCGCAACGAAGCGGTGGCCTTGGATTCCGGATATGGTGCGCGTTCGGACGCCGACGTCTATGCGACGTGCGTGAGGCACGCTGAATTCGTTGCAACGCCACAGGGGCTACCCGTGGCCATTGGCTGGGTGCCGACCAAGGGGATGCCTGGTCGGCGGATGTGGATGGACGAGAAGACGGGGTTGCAGCGGCCATATTACCTGCGAGACGTGGACCCATTCGAGGGGAGTTCGGATGCCGGGAAGGTGCGAGTGGGCCTGGTAGGGTTCTCGAGCGACTACGCGAAGGACATTTTGGATGCGATGCGCAAGGGGGTGGGTGGCATCACCTGGAGCGTTACACAGCAGGTTTCGACGGAGACCTACTGGCGGCACATGGATGCGGAGATCAAACGAGCCGAACGCTCCCGGATGTCGGGGCGTGTGGTGCATCGTTGGGTGCCACGTGCGGCGCGATGGCCGAACCACCTACTGGATTGCGAAATCCTGCAGGTAATCATGGCGTCCTATCTTGGGTTGTTCGACATCGCACCAGCCGAGTCGAAAGAGAACCAAAATTGAACTCTACCCGTCCAGTCATCACCCGCAAAGGAATCGCATTGCTCATCGGCATGAGCGTCGATTTTGTGAAGCGTGGTGAGCGACGGTTGGGATTGCATTTGGTCCGAGTGAACACCGGCACCAGGAGCGTCGTGTTCCGCCGCAGTGGGGCAATCGATGTGCTCCGGTCGCGTGGGTTCCCTATCGATTGAGTCCCACTGTCAATCAGTGTCCCCGAGTGTCCCTAAGTATCGGTGAGGATTGCGTTGCTGTAGTAGTTGTACCGTACCCACGTTTCATTCGTGGGTATTGCAATCAATTTCCAACGTAGCCAGTTGAGGCTTGCTAAGGAGAGACTTGCACCTGCTGCCAGTGTCACACTTCGGGTCTTCTTGCTCGACCGAATGGAGGCTCTTTCCTCCTTCGTGACTGGGACTCCAGGGATTCGGTCGACCTCTGGTGGTGGCCACGCCGTCGAGTTTGACAACCTGTCCGGGTTTTCCCCCGCTGATATCAGTGCAATGTGGTCCTGGTTCGTGGACCTCTACGACGATTGCAGTGTGCTGCTCGTTTCGAGCGGAATCACCACTCCTACTGAGGATCAGATTTACGCGGAGATGATGGACCGGCTGCATCCGGTCGATCGCTATGAGGACAATTTCTCAGGTCTGAGGGAAGGGGCATTCGCGTGAATGCGATTCAACGTGCGGCTTCATGGGCCGCCACGAAGCTGATCGCTTTGGCACAGTGGGAGGGTGCGCGCCAGTACTCGCGTGATCGAGGGTACATCCCTGGCAATATTCAGGATGCACGGCTTGATCTGGACAAGATGTCGCGGACGGAGATGGTTCGGAAGACCCGGTACTGGGAGAAAAACAGCGGCATCTGCAATCGGTGTGCGGACATCTGGGAGCAGTACACCGTGGGCCCGCGTGGTCTGGTGTTCACCCCGGCAACATCATCGGTTGAATTCAACACGCTCGCAGCGGAGTCATGGTCGCGATGGAGTGAATTCCCTGACATCTCCAGCCGGATGACTCTCGGTCAGATTCAGTCACTCACGGCCTATCGATGGTTTTGGGACGGTGAGATATCGATCCTCAAGACGCGGGGGGCCACTGGACGACCCAGGATTCAGCTGCTGGAATGCGATCGCATTGCGGACCCGGACAAAAACCCGAACCAGTCGAGCACCCACGACGGGGTAATGGTGGACCAGAACGGACGTCCGGTTTCCTATTTCATTCGCGATAAATTCTCGGATGCATCAGTGCGCGAGATTCCGGCCGAATTCCTGATCCGCATTTACGAGCCATCACGGCCGAACCAGCTCCGCGGATTCCCGCTTCTCGCGCCAGTCCTCAACGTGATCCAGGACCTGGACGAACTCTGCACATTGGAGATGCGGGCCGCGAAGTCCGCCGCGCGCGTGGTCTGGGGGGTGAACAAAAAGGGTGGTGCATTCGATCCGACAACGCTTCGCCGCGAGCGGCTCAGTTTGACTGGGGCCACGTCAAGCGGCACGGCGACGACCGAGGCCCGCAACAACTATCTCCGGGACGTCTTGCGCGGGGCCGAGACGGTAGCCCTCGAGGAGGGAGAGGAAATGAAGCTTTACACGTCGAGCCGACCCTCCGTCGCGGTACAGGAGTTCTGGGACCATCTCATTTCCATCGTCTGCGCCGGCTGCGGAATCCCGCGTTTGCTCGTACTCCCGAAGTCGATGCAGGGGACAGTGACACGGGCGGACCTTGACGTGTCAGCAGCGTTCTTCCGCTCTCGGTCTGCGGTGCTCATCGATGCCTATCGCAAAGTGTACGAGTATGTCATTGGCACCGAGACACAGACCAACCCACGACTGGCGATGCTCGCTCCTGCGGACTGGATGCGGGTCAACGTGCGTCCGCCGAAATCGCCCAACGTGGACGTGGGTCGCAACTCGTCCGCAATGATCTCCGAGCTGGAAGCCGGAGTCCTTACCTACGAGACGATCATGGGGGATTCCGGCGAGGACTGGCGTGACTACCTACGCCAGCGAGCAATCGAACGGCGGTACATCCGTGATCTGGCCGAGGAGTTTGATGTCGACCCGCAGGAGATCGCCGGACTCAAGCCGGTTGCCGACATCCAGAAGGCCGAGGGCTCCAGCCAATCATCCGACGCCGCACCCGTGGCTCTCACCGCATGATTATCACTCCTCCACGATTCGACGTCCGCGCTGATGC